TGCGTTGATCTCTGGGAAATATTGTTTGAGAAGATTCTCATAATCCTCAGCAGTAACTGCTCTTTCCTGGGTGCCAAAAGATCTTGGGGCATTAAATTTGATGGAATCGATAGTTTCTGCTACCGACCCTCCTGTGGAAACACTCAGTGTTGTTATTGATACATTCGATTCATTGTCAATGTTTTCGGCAGCTCGGAATATTCTGCAACCATTAGGAAGTTCTCCGCCTGAGACTCTATATTCTAAAATGATACCAGAATCATTTTTTGGTTTCTTGCCCAATATTCCATCGCCAAAAAGAACGTCATATTTTTCTCCAACTCCAGCCTGAACAAAATAAACCTTGCTGGTTTCGTCTAGATCAAAAAGAGATGTGGCTCTTTTATACTCTTCAATCAAAGCTCCGTTGTCCTCGAGGACAATAACTTTCAAAGATTGCAAATCTACGTTTCTGTTTGATATTGAGTATCGATTTTCAATTCTATCTGAATAAACGTATCTATCGGTAATATAATCACCTTCATAAACAGATAGTGTGGTTCTGAACGTGCTATTGCTAGAGGTGACCACGATGTTTTGATCTGTAGTAAATAGATACGTATTGGCGCCAATTCTGCTAGTAAATCCTGTTCCTTTGGGAATTGTGATGTTTTTCTTTTGTGGATCTGAAGAATTGACAGTTATATCCAAATCGGCTTTAGAAGAACGAAATGATCTTGGAAGATAGTTCAGTTCTTTGGCATGACTTACGACCGAATCTCTAAGCTGGGCTGAGTCGAGAAACATCTCGCTGGCGATCATGTTAAGATAGAATGCATTATTGTAGGTATTGTAAGCCATAATGTCAAGAAGAACAGAGATGTTACTGGCTTCGAAATCATAATCTTTAAATTGTGGGGTTGATCTCAAATACGTTTTTAGGCTTTGTTTAAAGCTATCAAAATCTAGAGAAACTAGAGAGATGTTTGTGTTTGCCATTACCTTAAGCGATCCAATTTGATGTTTAGGTTATAGGTATTTGTGTTATTTATTACAGAAAAATAAACGTCGACATTGTACGAAGAGTCTGATTCTTCATAGCTTACATTGACAGCCTGTAAGAAAACTCTTTTTTCATATCTTTCTATACACTCTTTGATAAGAGAAGATATCTGCTCAGTTATAACGTCATTAGGCTGCTCAAAAAGAAGAGAGTTTATATTAGAACCCAAGTTGGGTTTATAAAAACGCTCACCTCTATTCGTCAGTATTAAGTTTCTCAATGACCTTCTTGCTGCTTCGGCATCAGTCTTTGTTATCAATTTACCTGTGTTTGGATGGGCGTTAAAGTTGGTCATGAAATCGGAATATACTGGTCCGATAGGCTGTATACTTGCTGTATTGTCTGTCCTATCTGCCATGTTTCTCTCTTATGGTCTGTTGAATATTTTTTCGTATTCATATGTAATTTCATTAATGAAGTCAGGTCTATTTATTGGATTATCTTTGATACTTTCAAGGAAAGCCTCTGGAGTTGATGTGTCTATGACTACAAGTCCCGGAATTGCATCGTTGATGACATTAGAAATTTCTCTAACTTTTTCTAGCGTCGGCCCAACAATATTTTGTATTTTGCTATCAATAGAGTTTTTTACAGAATTTTCTAAAATAGAAGGAATTTGAGCAAAACACTCGGGTAGTCTTTCTACAGCTTCTTCTACTGTTTTCACAAGATCAACTAATGCATTAGCACACTCTATGGCTTCTTTTACCTGTTCTATGGCTGCTTTTAATTGCTGAAAATATGCTCCAAGAACTTGTGCTTTGATCCATTTTATTACCTCATCAAGCGATGTTGGTATCTTAGCGAGAACGCCATAGAGCTCATTAAGTTTTCCACTATTTTCTATGGATGTCTCTAGCTGTCTAACGGTTTGATTTACAATCATCTCAATATTAAATAACAAAGATTGACAATCAGTTGCATTTCTGATAGTGTTCTCGGCTTGTCGTATTTGTTGTGATATTAATGCCATGATATTATACCGTTGTTATTTTGTTTATCAACCCACCAGAGATTGAAAAAGTTTGCCCTTTAGTATCAGTAATACTTCCAGTTTCACCGAAAGCACTTCTAATGATTCCTCTTGTACTCAAATTACCAAAAATCGTCACGTCTCCGTTTAAAACAATACTTTTGGCTGTTATCTTAGCGGTTTTACCGCAATTGATGATTGTGTCGCCGTTGACAAATATTTCTTTATTATTTATTGCTATATCATAGCTACTATTTGACGCTTTAGCTACAAGATTTCCGTCACTGAAAAACTCAACATATGAGCCTGACTTGTGTTTAACTAGAATTCTCTCGTTTGCAGGGGTGTCGTCCAACTCAATAATGTGGTTTACGATTTTGGGAGTGTCTTTTGCTGAGGTCGTGAGAACCTTATTGTCTTTGTAATCTGGGTCGCGGTTCCTGTCCACACCAATCATTAGTTCTTTTGGAATTAAATTTCTAGGAATGTTATCACCAGAGGCCAGTGGGCTAATACCATGCCCAACAGGCTCTGGTTTATTCTGGTTCAGGGCACCCAATATCATTGGCATGTTTCTGTAGGTTCCGTCAAGAAACACCCCAAATACTGTGGTGTTAACGTTTAACCAGTTGGGGGTTATTCCAATTCCACTTTCGGCAGGACTTGTTGAAGGAACCATGATGAAGGCCCAAAGCAAATTTGTGTTGTCCCCAACTGGCTCCTGATCTCCAGAAATTCTAATTTGAACTTTGCCATAATTCTCGCCTATGCCATCGATATTTGTGACTGCAGCGATGAATCCGGTAAGATTTTCTACTATCATTATGAAACCCCTGTGTTTATCATCTCACAGTATTGTCTATACCCCCGACCAGTCGCCGCATCTGCAGGACTGAAAACGTGTCTAATTCCGCTGAACATGTATATGCCACTTGAGATCTCATTGGTTCGAGTAGATGTCGCTGGACCAATGACTGGGATATCTAGGTTTGCCGCTGTACCTACCGTTAGTCTGCTATCTCCAGTTATCTCTATTCTCAACACGTTGGAAATTTTTACAGAAAATGCTTTCGACAAAATTTCTTTTTGAATCCTCAACAATCCATTTTCATCTAATACAGGAACTACCATCAAATTACTAAGTTTGTCTCCTTTGTTATAGATCTCATCAGAGTAGACTTTGGAGTACATTTTTCTTTTTGGTGAAATGCCTTTGAACTTGGAAGCGTCATTATCTTCATGATACTCAAACTTGTAATGCTCTCCAGTATTTATGTTATATGCGAAAATGTTAGATCTAACGCCACCATAAAGAATCTGTTGTGTGAGTGATTGTTGTGTGATTTTTTGCAGAGTTTCTATCTTTCTCCAGGCAGTCTTGGTAACATCATTTGGTTCATTGATATCAAAATAGAAATTTCTATCTCCAGTTATAATTTGTGGGTCTTTTGCTGCTTCTGAGAGCACTTCTTCGATAGTTTTAAAACAATAGCCATATTGATTTTCGAAAAACATATAGGTGCTCGAGTTGTAGCTTCTAGAAACAGCTCTTTTCTTAATGGCATCTATAGCTTGGAATGGATAAAGACTCGAGCAGTTTATCGAATCAGTAGAATTTGTTTTGGAAAAAAAGAAATTTTTATTTGTTTTTATCTTTTCCCGAAGAATATTTGCTATCATGGCCTCTGGAGCCAAATTAACATAATTCTCATCAACTCGGACGGCAATTGCTCTCATTGTATCTACAGATATCAAATTAAGAAAGTATGTTTGAGATCTTCCCATAGAATCAGGTAGTATCGCGTTTGCGCTATCGACGATGAACTTCATCGTAACGGGGTCTGAATCTGTATAACTTCTATATCGGATAGACACTTCTGAACCATTAAGCACATACAAATCTACAACGCCCCTCGAATCATCGAAGGCTGCAGTAGCTGTGATAAACGGTTCAAAGATAGATTCGTATATATTAAATTCAGTTACAAATGGAACGAGGTCTAGAATCTTCCCATCAAGATTCTTCAACTCAAAAAAATCAATTTGGACCGAGCCTTTGGGCCGAACGTCTACCATTTTCTATTCCAATAATTTGTCTAGGTTTTTACTTATTTGCCCGACACCTTCTTTTCTCAATAAATTAATTCTTCTTTTGAGTTCGTTGTTTTCCTTTTCGTAGTCAAAATAACTCACAGGGCTCCAGAACTGAGCTTCTTCAGTGGATATGTTATCTTCGGTATGTGGAGAACTTACTGCAGTGGATGTGTATGCAGTAGTATTTGCAAACCTATAGATCACATTACCGCCAGTGGTAACAAATCCTCCAGTAATATTTTTTACCGTAATTTTTAGATCTTCCGAATTGACATCAACTACCTCTGCCAAAGCAACCTGGTTTCCTCCGACATACTGAGAAATAAGAGTTCCTGTCGTCATAGAAGTTACTTTATCTAGCGTTAGAATCCTGAGCTTGTTTGTTGTCTTTTTCCAATCTTTTCTATGTCTGACATATTCTGTGATTCTATTTAAATAATCGATGTTTGCGGTGTAATATTTCTTTACGTTTTTTGAAGCAGAATCATATTGGGAAATGTTGAGCTTGTCATTAGAATTTTCTTGCCAGTTGTTTCTATAAAATATAGTTTTTTGTTGGGCCAACTCAAGGCTTCCGTATTTACTGACAATCATGTTTAGAAATAGCTCAGTATCTAAGAAACTATCATTCATTGGGTCTACAATATCATTACTGATATAGTAGAGCCAATCAAAGTATGGAGAACCATAATATCTTTCTGCAATGATGTCTGCTCTTAGAGAAACATCGTCTTCAATTCTAAACTGGATGAAGTTTTCAGGTTGTTGTTTGGACACATCATCCAAGACAACCTTGGCGAAAATATTTCTAACAACGTTGTTAGAATACTCAATAATCGGAAACTTATCGAAAAACTGTTTTGTCATTGTGGTGTTGGTGTTGGGTCGATGGGCGTTGTTGTTTTTGCATTGGCGTCGAAGATCCGGTCGATATTGCTCTGCAGCCCTTCTCCTAGGATTTCAGTAAAATCAATCTCACTACCTTCTCTTCCGAAATCTTCTCCTGTGAAAAGCTCGATCTCAAGAAGATTTATTGTAAGAGATATGAAGGTCGGAGAGTTAGCGCCATCAGCAAAGAATGAAATGTTATTTTCGGGGGAATAATTTATATTGATAGAGTCGATCACACAGTGTTTGGTCTGAAACATTTCTGTAACATTACCCTCTTTGGCAGCTTGCAATTTGTAGTCGAGACTAGCCCAAGGATAAAGATAGACCTTTACCATGTCTGGATAATTGAAAATGTTATAATCTTTGGTAATATTTCCGTCTTTGTCTTTAGTTTTTGCATAGGTTGGAAGAGAAGAACCCTTGATCTTTCTTATCAATTTTCTCACAATTTGTGATTCTTTGGCGTTGTTTGGGGCGAATATCCACGAGAGCGTGTATCGTTTGAACTCGGGAGAATTAAACAATACAGATTTGTTGGGGTTCAAAGCTGCAGCTAGATTCTGCGATGCGATATTGACAATATTTCGACCTTCTCCTCCAAGCATTGGAGAAACCATATTGGAAATGAATCTAATAGGAGCAGCTGGCGATATACCCCGTTCTGGTGATACCGAGTTCATGACAGTTGCAGCTATTCCTCCATCATAATCACTATAATCAATTTTATATGAATCTTCTAGTTGTGTGGGTAATGGTAAACATATAGAATGCAACGTGTTTATCTCACCTCGGAGTTCCGGACTGGGTCTCTCATATTTTTTGAAATCCATCCTTACATAAAATTTCTTATTACCCAGATCGGGAGGATATGTTAGAATCTCAAACCCCAAAGCTTTTTTAGTTGGGTCTTCCGTGTCTTCAATATTAGATGAGCCATAGCTGGTTTCTGTGAACGACAAGACACCTCTGTTATTTCCAATTTCTGATGCGTTGGATAGACTTTTATAATCAAATCCCTGTTTGATAACATCATTGATAAAAACGTTTAGAGTGGCAAGAGCCTCAATGCTCTTTTGATAACTTTGTGCTATTTTTGTGATAGGATTGGTGATCTTTTGGAAAGGCAGCATTCATTTCACCTGTTGGTTGTTCCTAGTTTGTATTTATATGAAATAAATAGACTTATACAAATGGCGAGAACACATATGAGAACTATGAAAGGGAGATTCAAACCCAATAATCCCCAGAAATACAAAGGAAACGTAAGTGATATTATTTATCGCTCTTCCTATGAATTAAAGTTCATGATGTACTGCGATTCAACTCCTAATGTTATAGAGTGGTCCTCAGAAGAAACTATTATACCCTATACTTCCCCGAAGGATAATCGCATCCACAGATATTTCGTCGACTTTCTAATAAAGGTCAAAAAGAAAAACGTAGTAGAAACCTATCTGATCGAAGTAAAGCCAGAAAGCCAACAAAGACCTCCTGCTCCACTTAAAGAAGGTAAAAGGCCAACAAGAAGCTATATAAGAGAAGTATTTACCTGGGGCGTGAATGAGGCCAAGTGGAAAGCAGCACAGAAATACTGCGAAATAAAGGGCTGGAAGTTTTTAGTGATCGGAGAAACACAGCTAAATATAAAGAACTAGGAGCGCGAGGAGCAGTATGGCATCAACTATTTTCGAGGAAATTATCAGAAGAGGTCTTTCTTCTGGGCAGTTTCCTGCCAGAACGCAACAATCCAGGCAGTGGTATAGAGAAACTGCTAGAAAAATTGGCAACATCAACGAGTTGAGTTTCTTCAAAGGAGACAGAACTCGACTTGTGACGACTCCTATCATCGGCAGCATGTATATGTTTTTCTATGATCCCAAGACCAAAGAAAAACTTCCCTACTATGACATTTTTCCTTTGATCTTTCCGTTTAAAAAAACGATTGATGGATTTTATGGGATCAACTTGCATTATTTGCCTCCCCAACTGAGGGCCAAACTAATGGATGGATTATACGAGTACGCAAATAACGCTAAATATGACGAAACAACTAAACTGAAGATGAACTATTCTTTGTTGCAACGAGCTGCCAAACTTCAATTTTTTAAACCCTGCATCAAGAGATATCTAAACAGCCACGTCCAGTCTAAATTTATGTACGTTAAGCCAGAAGAATGGGATATCGCATTGTTCTTACCACTAGAAAGATTCGTCAAAACCAGTAAGCAGAACGTCTGGGCGGACAGCCGCAGAAAGCTTCAGAGGTAACAGATGGTAGACAAAATTAATATTGTTGAACCTGATGATACACAAGATGTAGTTGTGGTCACGGGGCGTAAGAACAGAAGATTTGACATATCTGATTTCAGAACTGAGATAAACACAAAAGGCATTCTACAGAATAACAGGTTCGTTTGTATCTTTTCTGTCCCTAAAAAGTTAAAAGAAAAATATAACTATCAAGACGGCGAGGACTTTCTCACACTCAGATGCGAGACCGTTACCGTTCCAGGTCAGAATTTCTTCACTCAGGATGTGAAAAGATATGGTTATGGGCAAATCGAAAGAAAGCCTTATTTGCCCACTTTCAACCCGATGAAAATGGTTTTCGTTACTGATCGATCAGCAAAGATCATTAAATTCTTTGAAGATTGGGCCCAGTCCATGGTCAATCATGATGTTGATGTCAGTTTGGGTGAAGACAAATCTTACCTGGTTGGATACAAAGAAGATTATATTTGCCCAGTGCTTCAAATCTTTGTGTATGACGAAAATAACAAGCTGGTATTTATGGCCAGGGCCTTTGATTGTTTTCCAATAACCATATCTGAATATGATGTAAGTTGGACGTCTCAGAATGATTTGATTCGATTGTCTGTGTCAATGCAGTTTGTTCATTCTAAAAAAGAATTCTATAACGAAGAATAATAACTAGAGGATTATCATTATGTCACTACCAAAGCTTTCCCAACCGATGTATGATTTTGAGATTCCTTCTCAGAACACCAAAGCAAATTTCAGGCCATTCCTAGTAAAGGAAGAAAAGATTTTATTTACTGCCCAGCAGTCTAAAAGTAGAAAAGAAATTGCAAAGGCGATCAGACAGGTAATCAATAACTGTTGTGTTGATGAGAAGTTCGATGTCGACTCACTCAGCGTTTCAGACGCAGAATATCTGTTCCTCCAATTAAGAGGAGTTTCTGTAAACAACGTCGTTGAAATTCAGGTAATCGACGAGGAAGATAATAAACCGTATAAATTTGAAGTCGACATTTCAGATATCAAGATTGTAAGACCGAAGAAAAAGGTCTCCAATGATATCAAAGTATCTAACACTGTTGGGGTTATCCTAGAATATCCAACATTCAAGATGATCGAGAATTTTAAGAATGAAATCAGTAATGAATATGATCTTCTGATTTTCTATCTGAGGAATTGTATAAAATCGATCTATGATGAGAACGATGTTTATGACCCCAAATCATATTCACAAGAAGAGTTGGATGGGTTTATACAGGATTTCTCTCCCAAGATTTTCGAGAAAATCAAACAGTTTTTTGAGTCCGCTCCCAGAATGGAACACACCATCAAGTATAAAAATTCTCTGGGTAATGAGAAAAAAATTACATTGTCCTCGTTAGAAGATTTTTTTACGTTGCTCTGAACTATGGCGATTTGTTAAACTACTATAAAACAAATTTTGCCTTGGTTCAGCACCATAAATATTCTTTAAACGAGATCGAGAATATGATACCGTTTGAGAGGGATATTTATGTCGACATGTTATTGGACTATTTGAAAAAAATGGAACAAAAAACAAAAGAATAGAGAAAACTTATGAGAGGCTTACTAGGAGGTCTAGGAAAGACGGTTGGTGGCGCTGCGAGGACAGCAGGAAGAGGTGCGCTTGCAGTTGGTGGCGGGCTCCTGCGTGGTCTTGGATCAGGTCTTCTGGGCGGCAAACTTGGCGGCTCTGGTTCATCGGGTGGCGGAGCCTCACCTGGAGGTTCACAGCAGCAATCATCTTACCCAAGAATCAGTTCTATCTTTGCCCCCACATCAATGAACACTAGAGTCTCTGGTCCACAAACAATAAAAGACAATTGCTGCTGTTGCGACCAAACTATTTCTCTACTCTCTTCAATCGACGAAACGTTGAAAAGAAGCCTCTACGTCTCACAGGCCACGAATCTTGCTAACAAAGAAAATGCAGCAGAAGGCGGAGATAGAAGAGTAGCTGGTCTTGGCGGTAGAACAGAGGCAATGGGCGACTCTGCAGAAAAGGCTGGGTTTGGCCTTGGAAGTATGATCGCATCAACTATTGGACTTGCTTTAATTAGTAATCTTGGGCCTCTCATTGATACATTGCAAGATCTAAAATTACCAGAATTTCCTAATCTTGACTTCTTAAATCCTACAGATGGGGGTATTGACGAGGGCGGTCTTCTTGGTGGTGGTGTTCTGGGAGCTATGTTTGGAGGAAAACGAAAGATAGCGGGTGCTGCGGTTGGTGCTGTATTAGGATCAGACATTACCCAGGGGGTATACCAGGCAAAAAGCGAAGAAGGAAAGATGGCTGGGTTGGCCGGATCAATACTTGGCGGCGTCGGCGTGGGAGCAGCAGGTGGAGCTTTGTTTGGGCCAGTTGGAGCGGTAGTAGGTGGCATTCTTGGTGGTATTTTCGGTGAGGATCTTTTTGAAGGACTGGGTGATGTCTTCGCCGGCAAGTTCAACGAGAACACCGAAGAAACAGGAAAAGATATTGGAAAAAAAGCTGGAGAAGAACTGAACAAAAGTTTCAAACCAACTATATCATCTATTGGAACTTCATCTGATACAGGTATACCTAATTTTGGGGCTGATTTTGTTTCACCGTACACAACAGCAAAGTTAGCTGGGTTCACCAAACAAATAAATGAGGAGAGCGAATATGATGAAATGTTCAAGAAGTACGGTAAACAATATGGAGTTCCTTGGAAAGAACTAAAAATGAGGGCTGTTGTTGAATCGGGATTAAATCCAAATGCAGCGAATAAATCGGGAGCAGTCGGTTTGATGCAGTTCATACCCGAAACTGCTGAAGGATATGGATTAAACCGTAAAGATCGAACAGACCCAGAAAAATCTATTGCCGCAGGTGCCAGGCTGATGGCAGATTTAATGAAAAAAGCTGACGGCGACATGAGCAAAGTTGATATGATGTATTATGGCGGGGAATCAGGAAGAGCATGGGGTCCAAATACAAATCAGTATGCAGCCAATTTAGACGCTCTCCGCAGAAGGTCATTGGTCACACCACCACCAAAAAGAGACTCCGAAGAAATGCTAAGAATGGCCGAGGCTGCAGCGGGCGGAGAATTCTATAGACCCGTCCCTCAGGTAACACCACAGGCAGCATCTACAGTGGTAATCAATAATTCTGGAGGGCAAGCCCCAAAACAAATTGCCAGCATGCCAAGTATTGAAGCACCGAGAACTTTACCTCACTACGTCACACAGTTTCCCCGAACAGCATCAGCATGATCAGATACGCATAAAAAAAGAGGGGCCGAAGCCCCTCTTTAATCTATTCATCTTCCTCAGCAATTCGTTTGAAGAATTCCATTGTATCCTCCTCATCGTCATCAGCCGCAGGCTTCTTAGAAGGAGCAACAGCTTTTTGGCTCGGAGGGGCAGAAGCTCTCTGCTTGGGAGCAGGTGCAGCCTCCTCATCATTTGAACGACGAGCAACATCACCAAGGACCAGAGAAAGTCTTGCCTTCAGCTGGTCATAGGTTTTGAATTCACTCTCAGCAACTAGAGAATTGAGTGGGTGCTCTTTCCCCCAGATCTCTTCAAGTTCAGCATCATCTGCGAGAGGTCCAGTCTTGTCAAACTCCGACTTGTCGTAGTTACGATAACCATCAACCTGGCGAATCTTGAGCTTGAAGTTGGCACCTTCCCAGAAGTCAAATGGGTTCATAGCTTCCTCATCCGGATGGACGGGATGCATCATATCGTTGATCTTCTCGAAGATTTTCTTGCCATACTTATAGCGGAAAACCTTACCCTCGTTTTCTTTATTGCCAGGATCGCTGACAACATAGATGTTCGAAACGTAGCTGAGGCGACGCTTTTGCTTACGTGCCTGCTTACGCTCAGGGCTGTCGTCACTTGTGGAAGAGTTCCAAAGCTTGGAGTTGAATTCGCTGACGGGATCTTGTTTACCGATTGTCGTCAGAGACTTCTCGATATACCATCCGCCTGGACCTTGGAATCCGTGATCCCAGATTCGAACGAATGGAAGGTCCTCTCCCTTCGGTGCTGCCAGGAATCGAATGATCGCATAGCCATTGCCCATCTTATCAACAGTGGGTTCCCAGAAAGAAGCATCCTTTCCATTGGACTCTGAGCCCTTATTGAGAGAACCAACAGCCTTGGTCAGCTTTTCGAAATTAGACTCTTTTTGTTTTTTTAGATCTTTGAAGTTCATTTTTGTATATCCTTGTATTACGATGTATGTTTTGTTTTATCGATGTATAGGTAGTAAGTTCCTCCTTCCCAATTATCCCAATTCACGTTATCATATACGACAGGGATCAGAGAAAGCTGATCTTCCGTCACTCCAAGTTTGGGAAGAAGGACGTTCATAATATATTCGTGGTTGTCGTATCCGAAGATCTTATTGCTGAAAGCAACCAACCAACGTGGCGTGTCAATTAGTCTATCAACCAGTTCGTCACGCAACGCGAACGGCATCTCAGTTAGCGACCAAGTGGCAATGCAGAGATCTGCTGAGTTGACATCTTCTGGTTGCGAAACATATTTATTCGTGCCGTGGAGAAGGCCAGGCTGATTGTGGTGGTACCATTTCTGGAGCTTCAGAAGTTCGGGGAAATCATAGACAGTATATTGCCCATGATATCCGAGCTTGCGACAGACATCAGCCATATCACCAATACCTGCTCCGATCTCAATAACAGAACTGATGTTATTCTCGCGAATGTCATTGAACAGCTGATTGTTGGTACCAAAAGAAAGACCATACAGAGCCTGAATCCTGTTCATACTGATGTTGGCGTTGTCAAACACTTTGAACATACTATCAAAGTCTTGCTGTGTGCATCCAACAATAGGATCTGTGATAGCCCTTTTAGCTTCCGGATAGAGATTTGCCAAGTTAAGTGCATATGAGATCTGCTCGTGGCACTTAAAGGTGTTTGCAATTGGAATAATCAGAGATGAAGCCCAGACTTTGAAACGCTCCATTGGAAGTGTTTTGGAGTCATGGTCAAACACCTTCCTCATTGTTTCGCAAAAACTGGAATCATTGACCTGCTTTGCTCGTCTCGCCATCATAGCGAATTTGGAGTTTGGGTCGAAATCAGACCAAAGGGGAGGCGGTGATGTCATCTGCTTATTATCGTTTCCGATATTAGCAGTGTATGTGAATTTTTCAGTCAATAAATTTCTCCTTCAATATAGTCTTGAACTTAGACCTATCATAACTCATAAAGGGTCTATACTTCAAGCATTTTCTTAAAAAAATCGGCCAAACTATATTATCTTTGATATTCTTTTTCCAATGACCCAGAAACTTCACGATATCGTTTAAGATGATAACGGTCTCCAAAGAAACCTTGTTCTGTTTAAGAAGTTTGAGTAGGTATGGATGCTGGCCATCTTCAACGATGAAATTCTTATCAAAATCCTCCAACAATTGGGATATGTCATTCTTGAAGATATATGTCAGAGACTCTTTTCTTTTAAGCCAATCAGTATAGTTTTTCTCAGCTTTATCAGAAAACAAATCACCAACCCAAGAAATGTCATTACAAAGAATATTGGCTATAACGTAACCCTCAATGTCTTTCTTCTTGGCAAGCTTCTCAAAGAAGAACCTGTC